GCAGTTAGGCCCGAAGCCGGAGCTAGTCCCGACACAATCGGAAACAGCGGCACGTGAAAGGCCGTGTTCATGTGGATGTCATTATTAATCATGACATTGTGCTGAGTTGCACTCCACGTATCGCCAAAAGAAACGGTTGATTGAGTTGCGAAGGTCATTTAGTCACCTATATTCCAAACACAGAAGTCACGCCAATCGTGGTCGTGAATTGCCAGAAATCCGAAAGGTCGGCATATGGTTCTAGACGCCATGTCGTGCGCACTGCCTGCCCATTCTCCACCAGCCATTGATGCTCAATCTCGGCCACCCGAAACGAGCTGTTGATACCCAGTCTTGAAACCGCCAGCCCAATCGTGTCAAACAAATCCGGCTGAAACTGGTAAACCGTGCGCCCCTCAAGTTGCACAGTAGGGAATTTCTGTGGTGTAGCCAGAAACGAAATCAACCACTCGGCAAAATGGCCGGCCAATTCCGTATCCTGCAACCAGTCGCTGTCCAGCGTGAATAACAACTTTTCGTAAATTGCCTGTGATGCTGTATCCTCTGCAATTTGCAGTGACGCATCCGGCGCGGTCAACGCGTCGCCGCGCACTTTGAGCAATGTCACGTATCCGGCAGAGCCGGAGCTGTTGGTCAGTACGATTTTCGCCGTTGTACCAAAGTCGGTGAACGTGCTTATCGTACATGAGCCGGTCAGGTTCGAGCCACTTCCGTCCGCCGCTGTGTTTACCAGATAATCGGTGGTAGCAACCGGCGTAACCACGTTGTAGGCCGGTACGGTCTTATCACTGTACGTATAGGAGGCCCAGACAGTCAAACTTTCGCCAGCCCCAATTGGCGGAGTGTCTGCCAGTGTCCATAGCGTCTGAGACGTAACCGCTACGCGGGGGTGAGCTACAACTTTCACCACGTTGCGCACAGCCTCCCACGGCAAAGGGACTTCTATTTCTTTCAGTATCTCCGCCTGCGTCAGACTAAATAAATCGGTATTCGTGTGGTGGCGGTTGTAGAACGTCGCCGCGCCGTCGGCGGCAACGAAAAACTGGCCCAAGTCCGCGTCGGCTAATCGCTCAATCTCCGTTATTGCGCGGTCATCTGCCCACCAGTAATTCAGAGTGTCCGCCGAGTCTTCAAGGCTACGGCCCCATAGAGTCGGATAATTCACATCGTCCAGAACCTGCCCAATGGCGTCGTCCAAATCAACACTCTGCTGTACCGAGATTGATACGTCCGTGTTTTGCAGGATGCGCCCGCCGTCCTCTGCCTCAATGGTCACGATGGGGTCAGTCCCTGATATAGGCCGGATGTTGTAAATCTTGCCGGCAAACACAGGGTAAATCGTGCCGGCGTAATCCAGCCGAACCTTGATATACCGCCCAGGCAGAATGTACGGATAGAGCGGCGACGATGTGTTGTAGGGGTCGTATCTGCCATTGCGGTTCTTCAGCGTCAGAGACAAACGCCCGATGCGCATACGGTCAAAACCGTTCGCTTTTCCGTCGCCATCCAGCCGGATATAGTTGCTTCGCCCGCGCTTCACCGTCAGGCCCACCGCATATCGCGCCTCATTCGTGCCATCAAAAACGCCGTCGCCGTTCCAGTCAATCTCGATTATCCAGCGTAGTATCGTATCGTTTGCGCCCACGCCATAAAAGCGGGTGTTGTTGCCGTATTGGTACGACGGATTACCCCAACGAGCATAGGTCATATAACGCCCTGCGCATTCCGAATCGCCTGCTGAATGATGGGCGTCAGCTTGTCGGCCGCGTCCCTCTGGTCAGCAAGCGAGATGAATGACGAGAGGTTGACGGTGACGTTTATTGATCCCGCGCTTGAACCGCTCGGCAAAACACGTCCGCCCATCCCGCCCATTATCAGCGTTTCGGGCCCGTTCTCACCGACGCGATAAATACCGTATGGATTGACCGGCCCACCCGCCGCACGCTTTTCGTAGTTGCCTGTTTTTATAGCATTGGCTGTTGCGGTTACGGCACCTCCGCCCCCCCCGCCGCTGAAAGAAAACGAAATCGGAATAGAGATGCCCTTCCCGATAGCGGACTTTATCCTCGCAATGGCCTCCGCAACGGCGGCAATGGCAGTCTGCACCGCGCCAAGTACTCCTTGCTTTATCTGTATCATCATCCCTTGACCAACACTAAAGGCCATTACCCGTAGCTCCGTAAAGCGGGCCGCAAGGGAGTTGCGAAGCGCATATATAGCCGTGAGCACCATTCCAATTCCACCCAGAATCGCCGCCGCCGCACCCTGCATCGCCTGCTTCATGCCATCCGCCAATGCGGTTTTGATATTCTGCATACTGGTCGAGATTATTGACTTGGCCCTAGCCATAGACTGCCCGAACAGGCCAACAAAAAATTCCAGCATGGCGACGTTTATGGATGCGAATAACTCGGCCCAATTAACCTCTCTAACAATATCGCCAATTGCGCGAAATATGTTCTTGAAGCCCGCCGCAAATTTCTGGCCCAGCAGATTCCAGTCGATGTTGTCAATGCCATCCGCCAGCCTTTTCGATAAAGCGTCCCAGTCTATTTCGCGCACGCCTTCAAGCAGTCGGGCAGAGCCATTAACCCAGAAGTCGCCTAGTTTCTGCAATACGTCAGAAAGATTTATGTTGCGCAACGAAGATGCCAGGCCAACCAGATTTTTAGTTATGTTGCCGATGTACTTGCCCCACTCTTTCATCTTCTCCATGCCTGCGCCCTGCATCCACTCGGCGAACTTTGCAACCAGCGGTTGAAGTACGTCAAGCATTCCAGCAAACAACTCTCGGAGTGCCATTTTCTTTAAATCGCCGAGCGTATTCAAAAGTCCAGCCCATGATTTTGTTGTACGGTCTGCCGCGCCGGCGAAGTCGCGCTCCATAACCTCAGAGAACTTCTCTAGAAACTCAGACGATGCTACCGCCCCTGCCGTAACGTCCTCAAAGCCATATCCCATCTCGCGCAAAATATCTACAACAGGAACGCCGGCTTGCATAAGCTGGCGAAGGTCTAAAAGCAGAACCTTATCGTTGTTATTGATTTGGCCTAGGGCATAAGATACAGTATTCATTGCATCGGCAGTTAAACCGTTTGCCGCCGCGAAGTCAACAATATTCTGGGTAAGCCTTTTTGCCTCATCTGCGGCGAACCCATAGGTCATGGCCTGCCGGAATGCGGTCTGAACAGACACAACATCAAATGGCGAATGAATGGCTATTTGCTGAAGCCACCCAAGCAATTCCTGTGTCTTGTCGCCAGCCAGCGCAAGTGCGTCTGTCATGGTTAGCGTAGAATTCGCCGCCTTCAATTCTCTGGCGACTAAGGATTCCATACTGAGAGTCATGCGCTCCCATTCGGCGGTAGCATCTAACGCCTGCTTTCCAAGAATCGCAAAAGCCGCCGCGCTGGCGGCGGCGACTCCTGCGGCCACCTTGATGATGTTTGACATGCCGCCAGCCACGCGCCCAAGTACACTGGACGCTTGGTCTGTTGCCTTTATAAGGATATTAACTTCTGCGGCCACTATTCATCGCCTTTTTGTTGACCACCCACCAAGCCCACCACTCGGGGGTAAGTCTCTCGGATATTTCCTGCGCACGGAGGGGATCACCGCCTGCCGCGTCAAGTATCATAATTTCAAGCGGAACTCCGCTATCAGACGGGTAGATGCCCGTCTGATACATGATGCGTAAGTCCCGCTCTACTGCGGGGGGACGGGGTTTTCTCCGCTGGTCGCGCCGCGAAGAGCGTCCATCATTTCATTGAATTGCTCCTCGCTGGCTTCCCATAGCGCGGCAACCGCGTCTGCGCGTTTCTTCGGCTCAACAACATAGTCTGCGAGAAACTCAACCATTAGGTCAAGCGCCTCTGGACTGGGCGTTGGGTTTGCCAACTCGCGCTGGAAAATCAGCGCCTGCTTCTGCCGCTTGAGAAAGCCTGGTTTGTTTTTCTCTGGCGGTTGAAACGTAATCTTGACGGTCATACAAAAGCCTTTCTGCTACTACGGTAGCGATGAGAGTTCGTTTGTCACCAAAATCTGCCCAAGCAAAGCGGCAGTCGAATCGTAAGCCAATTCAAACGTCACCTTGTACACGTTAGAGCCTTCGCTCTCGTCGTTGGGCGGAGAGAATTGGGTGTAAATACCAGCCAGCCGGATGTCCAGCGTCTTGTTGCTGAAAACGCCAGGGGTCGTGAGTGCATCACCAAGCGCAATCAGTTTTATTTGACGCGGGGTATCACTGCGCCATTTCACGCGCTCGGCGGCAGTAGTGGCGTTGTGAAGCAGGGTCAATTCCAACTGACCGCTCGCTCCAGTAAACTCGGGGTACGAGAAATACAGATTACCATCCCCTGTGTGCTGTGCTTTCCAACCGGTGCTGATTTTCAGCGATGCGCCGATGAGCGAGTTGACGATCTGGGTTGTGCCGATTGTGCCGGTCGAATCGTCGATGTACAACTTGGTTTTCTGGAATAGGATTTCATCTACTGCGGGGGCGGATAGTGCGCCGGTGAACGAAGACACTGTGCTCTGGCGTCCCTGCCAACTGGCCGAGACCATCCAAGATTCACCGATTTTGCCGGAGAGGTTAATCTCTTTGACAAAGGAATATTCCATCTCCTCAACCGTCTTGTTATCGCCGCCCTCAATGGTGTAGTGCTTCAGCGTGCCGGCGTCCCCAGACGGGATGTTGTATGTGTAGGTGTATCCCGAACCCACGCCGTCCTGCGTAGCCGATGCGGTTTGTAGGCCCGCCTCAAACAGATGTGGCAATTGCTCAAACGTGGCTTCTGTTTCCAGAAACTCCATGTTGGCAATATACATGGGCGTGTACTGACGCGCAATCTTCGATGATACGCCGATGTTTTCATCCGGCATAATTTTGACTTGGTCATCTACCGGCATGATTGCCGGCCCGCGCCAAATCGTGGTCGCCGCAACCGCGTCGCCGGCGGTGCTTTCGCGGCCAAGTTGAACCTTGCGTAGTGCCTTAATTCCTGCTGTGGTCATGTGCTATTCTCCTTGTTTCTTTGAGGCTTTCGCCCCTCCGTCACGGGGTTTCCGTTTCTCAAACGTGTGGATTTTTTCGGCCTCTTCAACGTATAGGCCGGATGCAATCAGATTGTCTTTGCCAAACTTATCTACCTCTGCCGCGCTCAGGTCGCGAGCAGGCACGGGGTATATAAAGTTTCCCTTCCCGATATATTTCAGCATTATCCGAATCCTCTCCGCTTTGCCGCGATACCGATGTCGTCCTGAATGCTCTTTGGCATTTTTGCAACCTCTTCTTCAACTACATTGCGGAATAACTGCCAGTGGCTGTTCTGGCTGGCCTGCTGTTCGCCGTAGGCATCGCCCACAACGTACTTACCGTAACGTCGCCCGCGCTGTACGGGGTCAGCGGAAATGGTGTAGCCGTTGTCTTTCTGCCGTATCTGCCACGAGTTGCGCAAAGTGAATGTGCGCACATAGCGCGAACCGGCAGGTTTCGGCGGGTATATTTTCATCTTGCGCACAATGTTTTCCATGTGCTTAAACATGCGCGATTTAGCAATCTTCGGAATATCGGAGCGTAGGCTTTCCAGCCCCTTTCGCACCAAATCGCCATTAGTAACCTTAACCGAAATCTGTGGCATGGCTACTCGATGAACTTCACGCTGACCATCGTGAAGCGGTAGCAGATATACTGCACGTTTTGGTAAACGTAATCTGGAATAAACTCAACCCGAAGCGCCAGAAATGTTTCGAGCGTGTTGCTGAATTGGTCGCCGCCGGTAGAAACCTCCGCCGCCAATGCGTTTTTTATGGGGTCGAGCACCCCCACCAGCGTGCGCATATCATCTGCCATGTTGTTCCGCGTGCGTAGCAGGTCGATGTTGATGTCCCACAGCGAGTGGCGGTTGCCGTCGCTGGCTATCGCCATGCCGCCGGTCTGTGGATAAACCAACGCTGTCAGCGGGCGGTTCGTCCCCTCGGGCGGGTAGGCGGCGGCGGTTACTCCTGTAATCGCGTCCACCGTTGCGGCAATCTGTGTAACTGCATCCTGCATCGCGGTCATACGAGCCGCCTGTAGGGTTCAAGCAATTCGGCAATATCGGGGTCAAGGTGCGGCAGGTTGAGCATTTGTACGCCAAGCGCATTTGTTGAGGCTTGCCCGAGCGGGGTCATTAACCGTTTGTATAGCCGGTGCGATTGCAAGATGCAAGCCAGCTCAACGGGCTTCGGTACTGCCGCCCAGCCAAAGTAGGTCGCAATCTTTAACCCGTTGCGCACGATAGGGAACGAATAATCCCCATTGATTGCTGTTTCGATGTAGGTTGCTGGCCACCCCTCAAGCGCCGAGTTCGCAGGGAGCAGGTTGAAGTCTGTTGCCGCCCACGTGTTCTCATACGTGCCGTCGCCGTCATCGTCTGTGTAAACGGTAATCGAAGCAGTGCTATTCACGTCACTCAGGTAGACTCGGTTCGGATGCTCAGGGGTGAAGTATCGCGTCTCGCTGGCCGAATAGAAAAAGCGGCCACAGTAGCCGTCAATCTTGCGGCTCACGGCCTCCACCACGGTCTCGATCATGGTATCCAAATCCGTGCTAGATTCGTTGAGCACAGACTCGTGCTTCATCTGCGCAAGCGTCGCGTAACCGTTGGTAATAGTTATTTCAGGCCTCCGTTCATCTGTGCCATTGCGTCATACTTGGCTATGTACGACAAGTTATCTGTGTATATTCCGTGCATTGCGCCCATGTCGTACGCCTTGCGTAGCATGTCTTCAACGAAGTGGACAAACTGTGCGCGGGCGGATTCGCTCTTGGTCGTGGCGAAGGCGTTCCATAGGTATTCAATCGTTCCGCCAGCATGAAGCATCTCTACTCGCTTCGCTTCGCCGTCGCGTTGAGCTTTCGCGGCGGCAAATTCAAACCCTCCGCGATCAGCGTATCTGTCACCGAATGCGGCGTACCGTTCTGCCTCTGCCAGTGAGCCGGCCAGCCCACCACACTTTATCGAAGCCGCCTGTAAATCGTTTACAAGGGTCTTCGATTTTTCCACGTCGCCGGCCTGTACTGCCTTAGTAAAGGCCTTCTTTATATTCTGCAGGCTCTTTTCGCAAGCCGTCCATTCTGCGTCCAGAACTTTCACCCGTTCCTGAAAGTATTCTTTGCCGAAAGCGAATGCGCCATCGTAACCGTAGCGGATGGACTGGAACAATGAGCGGCTACTATGCAAGATAACGTTCTGGTGTCCAATCGAGCCCTTCAAAAACCCTATCCAGTAGCGGTAGCATTCCGCCTGCGCGGAATATTCCGTGTTTGAATTTAATTCAATCCCGTAAATCTCAACGCGCTCGTACTTCTGCATGATTGCCAGCGCCACCGTGTAGGCAAGCGTAGATGTGAAATATAACTCACCGCTCAAGGCTTCCGCATCCTCTATCGGATAGCGCACGCTATCGGGCACTTGCGGGTCAATCTCCTGCATGTAGATTGGCTTGCCGTGTTTCCGTTGTAGCCAATCCCAATGCTTCGCGTCTTTGGTGTTATGCCCCTTGTAAATCTCCGGCTCGTGCATCTGGAAAACTGCCGTCCAGCGTTTGCACCACTCAGAGTTTCCCGCTTCGTTGAACACCCAGATGTCGTAGCTGGGGTCGTTGTATGGCGCGTGTTCGCGGGTATCGCTATGCGTTCCTACAATTGCAAGCTTCTTCAAAGTCTCCTGTGCTTTCTCTGCGGCGGGGAGGTTTTTAGGCCTCCCCGCCTGTCAGGTCAAACTAGGTAGCGGAAAGGTGGGTCAACTGCGGATAGCGCGGGTCGAGCGCGGCCCATCCAGCGTTTAGGGTCACAGTGCCGCCGGCGTCAATGCCGCAGACGTAGCGCACGAAGCGAGCGTCCGCAAGTTGGCGGTCAAGGTCGGCGGGGTCGATGTCAATAGCGACCATCTTGCCGTCGGCGTCAGTGGCAACCGAAAAGCCAGTTGAAGTGAACGCGGTCTTAGCGCCCCACGTATTCGCGCCAGTCGCGCCACTCAAGCGGTACGAGCCGGCCACGGCAACTTCAGCGCCGGAAGCGGCGGCAGTTGCGCACTCAACAGTCATAACCACGCTCTGGTCGGCTGAGGCCGCGGTAATCACGCCGAAATAAACGAACATGGTGGCGTGCAACGCGTTCTTCAGGTCGAGCCAGGGGCTGGCGTAGGCCGTACCCGCCGAGTCGACGGGGGCCTTCAGGGGGACGATGTTTTCCCCGAAAACGAAACGTGAATCTTTCATGTCAGACTCCTTTAGGTGGCCGAACCAAGGACAACGAACGGGCTGGTCGTGGTTGAGCCCTTGTAGGGGGTCAACGCGGAAGCCAGTGAGGATTGTCCGTCACAGCGGTAAACAAAACGGAAAGCAGTCTCGTCGGTCAGGAACTGGACGTGAATGCTGGTAGCCGCCTCAACGCCGCCCTTTTCCCAGTACAGGTACTGAGACATATCGGCGAACACAATGTCGCCGGTGGTGTTCAGCGGAGCGTTGAACTCGGTGGTCACGATGGGGCGACCGTACAGGCGCTGAACGCCGTCCGCGCCGATGGAAGCATAGGGGAACGTCACGGCGGTAGAACCAACGGCGAAGAGCTTATCCAGCTGGGGCTGGGCTTCGTTGTGGATGTACCACACAGCGTTCTTGCGGGCGTTCGGGTCCATGCGGTTGTACAGGTTCGAGATGTCCGCGCCGAGAATGGCCGCGCCGGTGTCACGAGTTACCGTAATCAAAGCGCCGGAGTTCATGAAACCCTGCGGGCCGGCCAAGCCAAGGCCGTTCATGATGTCGTCGTTGACCATGAAGCTTAGTTCTTCGCGGCAGGCTTGGTTCACAATAGCCGAGAATTGAGCGGCGTCAGCCAGTAATTCGTCCGTGCCGTAAACAACCACGGCGTATTTCTTCAACTCCCACTGGATGCGGCGGAAGGTCGGCTTGCTGGCGGTCTTGGTAGCCGCTTCAGCCAGTCGATAACCGCGCACGCCACCCCAACGTGAGCCGGTGGCGCGCGACGTTTCGTCAACACCATTGATCCAGCCATAGTTGGAGTTCGAGCCAACGGGCAGGCGACGCACAGCAGACGAGAACGGGCCATCGTCGTGGATTGGCTTGATAAACTCGGCGACCAAGGTCGGGTCGAGTAACAGTCCGCCGTCCGAAGGAACGCCCTCTGAAGCGCCGGTGGCCTTCAGGTATTTGATGCGGGCGTGCTCATCGCGGCCCTTGGAAATTTCGTAGGCCTTTACAGCCGAGAGATTCTCGGCAATGGATTTGAACGGGCGGTCAGCCTCGTCCAGTGTCACCTGTAAACCGGTCTTGTCCTCGTTGACGGGGGGGGCCTGCATACGGTAACTCTTCACGGCGGCTTCTGCCGCGCGCTCGGCAATCGCG